CGCAACAGGCTTTGCAGTAACTTCTGGTTCACCAATTACAGTAACAGTCGGAGCCGGTGGAGCAACAAGTGTTAGTGGAACAGGTGCAAATGGCGGTGATTCTGTATTTTCAACTATTACTTCTTTAGGTGGCGGTTACGGTTCTAATCGCGCTGGCCCATTTGCTCCAGCAATAGGCGGTTCTGGTGGTGGCGGGTCTTATGCGGGTGGGGCTAGAACAGGCGCAGCAGGTACTGCTGGTCAAGGAACTGCTGGTGGGGATGGTCAATATAATACAGACTTTACGGCTGGTGGTGGCGGAGGTGGTGGAGCGACAAGCGTAGGAGGAACATCAGTTCTAGGGGTATCGGGGGTTGGCGGCGCGGGTACAGCATCTAGCCTCTCCGGCTCCTCGGTAACTTACGCTGGTGGTGGTGGGGGTGGATATTTAGATGGCGTTTCTAATGGTGCTGGAGGCGCAGGTGGTGGTAGAGCGGGTGGCAGTAGTGCGGCTGGAACGGCAAATACTGGCGGTGGTGGTGGCGGAGGTGGGGGTGGTGTTGCTGGTACATCCGGTAATTCAGGTATCGTAATAATCCGTTACGCAGACACTTTTGCAGCAGCTACCTCCACTACAGGCTCACCAACAATTACCGTTGCCGGTGGTTATCGTGTTTATAACTGGACGGGTTCAGGGAGCATTACATTCTAATGGCGCACTTCGCTAGAGTAGAAAACGGTGTAGTTACTCAAGTCATCGTCGTATCAAACACGGACACGGCTGACTCTCAAGGCGTTGAGAAGGAGTACCTCGGCGCTGCGTTCTGTGAACGGCTATTGGGTGGGGAGTGGAAGCAGACCTCCTACAACGGCAACAAGCGTAAGAATTACGCCGGTATCGGATTTACCTACGATGCTGGACGCGATGCCTTTATCGCTCCACAACCCTACCCTAGCTGGACGCTGGATGAGGCAACCTGCTGGTGGACTGCGCCGACTCCAATGCCCGTTGACGATAAACGCTCCACATGGGATGAAACTACATTGGCTTGGGTTGAAATGCCGTGACCGAACTAGAAGCTAGGTTTTTGTCACATGAAGCCGTTTGTGCCGAACGGTGGAAAGAAACCATCTTGCGGATTAAGCGAATGGAACATATTTTTTTAGCTGTTGCTGGCGCAATCATCATGCTGCTGCTGTCGTTGGTAGTTAAGGTGCATTGATGGTCACCAAGAAACGGGTGGTTAAAAAGGTCACCCCCAAAAAGGGGACGATCAGCCCCAAAGGTGGGACGTACTTAGATAAGGGTATTGAACTCATTAAGTGGGTGGACACGCCGTTTAAACTTATTGCGGTGGTAATCCTAGCCAGTCTGTTCTTTCTTGGCTACTTTGCATGGGACTCACGGCAGGTCATCCTTCAAGCTATCACGACCACATCGCATATGCCGACCCTGAAAGAACAGGAGAAGCTACTGCCTATAGCCGCTGCGCTTCAAAAAGATACAGAAGCTGTGAGCGTAGTTGTCTACAAAGCAAATCTTGTCGTTAATAGCCGCGTGACCGTTATAGCTATCGGCAAAGAAGGTAGAGATAAAAGCATTGATGGCAGTATGAGCAGCCTATTCTCTGCTAGCCCTGAGCGCAACGCGGCTATGGTAGCCATGTTGAATGGCGAGGTGATGTGCAGCAAACTGGAGATATCAGGTAAAACTACGGAATGGGAAGCCAAGCAAGGTGCTACTTATGTGTGCCGTGGGTCTATACCGCCCGAAGTGGGAGCCTTAGCGGGATATGTCACCGCTGGTTTCAAAGTGCAACCTGAAGAGGTTAATGCAATCAAAGTCCGTATCAATGCCGCAAGTACCGAAATGGCGAAGTGAAACGGGCATGGCTTCTCATCTTCCTCCTGAGTCTTGTTGCTGGAAGTGTGGAGCAGCCCTGCTTGGTTTCAGAATTCAGACATCTTGCACTATCCACAAACGATCAGATAGAGAGAGAGAAACTTGCGCTACTGTGGCTGAAGAAAATAGGCCCTTCTTGCTCTTTAGAAAAGATGATTATCATCCGCAACAATAGGGCAAACTGGATGGGAACTGCGGATACAAAAGACATTGACATACTGGTAGAGACCTTATTAGAGAGGAAGAAATAATGTTTCCGGTTGGCGCATTGCTTGACATTGGTAGCAAGATGATTGACAAATTCTTCCCCGACCCAGCGGCTGCCGAGTCTGCCAAACTGAAGTTGCTGGAGATGCAGCAAAACGGGGAACTTGCCCAGCTTAATGCTGATATTGCAGAACAGCACGAACTGACTGAACGCCACAAAGCCGACATGGCATCTGACTCTTGGCTGTCTAAGAACATCAGGCCAATGGCGCTTATATTCATCCTCGGTGGATACTTTATATTTGCGATGATGAGCGCATTTGGAGTAGACACAAATGAGCGGTACGTCGAACTGCTAGGCCAATGGGGAATCGTAGTTATGTCTTTTTATTTTTCGGGCAGAACTTTAGAAAAACTAATTGAGAAGAAAAATGCAGCTAAGTGAACACTTTTCCCTAGAGGAACTGACCCATACCGATCACCGTCAATACGACAACACGCCTACGGATACGGAGTTGGCTAATCTGGTGCGTCTGGCTGAGTTTCTTGAGGTCATAAAGGCTATTCTGGGCGGTAAGCCGATCATGATTAACTCTGCATTTCGCTCCAAAGCTGTCAATGACGCCGTGGGTAGTAAGGACTCTAGCCAACATCGCACAGGATGTGCTGCTGATATACGAGTTCCGGGGATGACTCCAGACGAAGTGGTTAAAGCAATCATTGCGAGTGATTTAGAATACGATCAAGTTATCAGGGAATTTGACCGCTGGACGCACGTTTCAATACCGCTTGAAGGTGCTAAACCCCGTAAGACTGCGCTCATCATCGACAAGACTGGGGTAAGACCTTACGCTTAACGGCCTTCAACAAAATAATTATGCGTCGGCGTTTGCCATTCTTTATTAGGTGCTGGTGTTATCCAAGACTCATCGTGCCAAACCAACCTGTTGTTCGGGTAACCAATCCATTGTCCCGTTTCAAGCGCAATAATATGGTGGTTTTTGTGCTGGTCAGGTATCTCGCTATAGCCTGTTTTCATCCAGTCAATGGTAAAAAGATAGTTTCCCTTGCGGATAACTTTGTCCCGGCCTAGAGCTGTAACGGCATGGTTTTTAAGGAACGGCAAAGCAACTACGGAAAACTCGTAGCCGTAAGAATCCCACCAGCACGTCTGTTCTATCGGTAGTGGTTCGCAGGGTTTGCTGCAAATCATGTGTATAGGTACTCTAGCCCATTGCGCGCCTGACTCAAGCATAACCTGTAACATAGGTACACGAGCAGGTTCAGCGCGGAAAGCAAAAACCACGGCTGGTGTGAATTGACCAAAACCTTTTTGCTCGTCAAACAGAAATTGATTGCGAACGTAGCAAGGCGTGTACGGTGTTTCTCCTAGTAGCATCATTTCTTCTTCTCGATCTTAAGTACGTCTACCTTCGCAGGTTGATGCGCCATCGTCCATACCGCACAGATACCCGCAGCAATTATCAGGGCTAGTGCAGCCCATGCGAATCCGCAAAGAAAGCCATGCCGCCACGCAGCCTCACGGTGCGCCTCAATCATTGCGTCTGTTTCGTCTTTATTCATCGTTCTTCTCCTCCATACCGAAATATCGTAGGATATTTTTATAGTCATTTGCTTCCAAGCAAATTTCAGCGCACTCCCCCACAATCAACTTGGCAAATCTTTGATAACAGAATTCTTGGTTGGCATCTAAAGATTTCAAAAACAGTTCTCTAATCCGTTCGTTCATTTCCGTTTCTCCCTTTCTTTGAGCATTGCCTCTGCGCGGTCATAGCACAACTTCGCCGCGTCTTCGTGGTCTGTGATTGCATAATGTTGCATCGCCTGTCCTGCAAAATAATCAAGCAGGGTCATGCCCTTGTAGGTAACACCCCCGTTCGTCGGAAACGCTGGCCCACCTGTCTTGTTATCCACCGTTCTTCTCCTTGCATTTGGCTTCCACATCCTCCATTAGCTGATGTGATTCGGGGTCAGCTAAACATTCACATGGGTCAGCACTTACCAAACAATCATTTTTATCCTCATCCGTCAGACCGATCCACGGTTTCTTTTCTTCCATGCCAGCTTGGTATCCAGCTTCATATCCGTCTGCGTAATAATTTCTCGTGTCGTTTGGGGCTGCGGCTGGAACCGCAGAACCTAACCTTTCGGTGCGTGTGTTGCGGTTTTTAATTCCAGCCTTCAGGCAATACTCGTCGCACTCTTTATCCCTGCTCATGTGTTCTTCTCCTTAAAACCCGTTGTTTGTAGGACACTTATGCGGTGTCACTCTGATGCCGCAAGTGCAGATGTATTCTGACTGCGCTTTTCCCAAGAGTGCTTTTTCTGCGGCAATACGTACTGTGCCGCATTTCCCGCCCATAGCGTCATGCACCTCAACCAGCCGCGACAGAGCATTTCGCAAGATGGCAATTTGCTCTGCGTTCCTGTCTAGCATTTTTTGCTGCCTGTCAACCACAGCGGAACAATCTTTCAACTGCTCCCGCAGGGTGGCGATTTCTGCCAAAAAATTATTTTTGTCGCTATTGATCGCGTCATCATAAGCCTGTTGCCGTCCAACAGAATGAAACGCCGCTATACAGTTATTTTTCCCGCAGATGTCACAACTCATCTCCCTTCCTCCTTTTTGGCGTAGAGCAGCGTTGCTTCTTGCGATACCGCATCTGGCGGCAAACCAAAACCTATTTCATCCATCCAGCACCACGCCACCGGCTCACCCCAGTCCCGCAGGGCGGCAACTTCCTCCCGATGCTCTTTACTGGCAATCTCATTGCCATCGAACCGGCGCTGCGTTTCTTTTTGTAGCTGCCCCCGCAGGGCGGCGTTCTCCCTCTCCAGCAATTCGTATTGCGTCATGCAGACCAGTAGGCTAGGTTCCGCAGCGGCGGTATGATCCCTGCCGTGAGGGAAAAACAACGCATCTGTCTTTGGTGTATTGCTCATTTCACCACCTCCTTCTTGTATTCCTCCATCGTCTTGGCTACGTCTGTGTGCGCCGAATCGGTAGGGACGTAAGCCGTACTCAGTAAATGTTTACCGCGCATCTTGAGATAGGCAACCGCCTCTGCTCTTTTTCTCAAGTTATATTCACTCAAAATTCAATCTCCTCTTTTGCATCTTTTTTAGTGAACGCCAAAGACTGCCAGCGCCCCTTCTCGCCCTCCCGCGTCCAGGCTGACACCCAGTATTCAATTCCGTTTATCAAGCAAGAGCCGGTCATTTGTGGGCTTTTATCGCCGGTTTGCTTTTGGTTCTTAAACAAAGAACCGGACAGCTCGCGTATTTCAAACGGTTTTTTAATCATTTAATACCTTTCAGTTTTTTCAGCATTTCATCGACCTGCACAAGAAAAGCATTGACGGCGGTTGTAAGTTCTTTAATCTTTTCTTCGTCCCGCTTAAACCGCACTATAAAAAGCTGCAAGCGTTCGGGTAAATCAGGCCGAAAACTAATAAAGTCGCACCAGTCCCTTTCAGTACAAGCCATTTGGAAAAGCATCTGGTTTTTGTACTTGGTTGGGACTACCCCGGCGCAGATATAAGCCAGGTGCGTGGCGACTTTTGGGCATTTGATCTCAGCCAGCCCGGAGTTGCCCACCAGCCCGTCAGGAGAGGCCCCAGCGCGGTCAATCGTCGGGTGTAGGACTAAGCCCACCTCATCGACCGTAAAGCCCGTAGAAACCTCGTAGGCGCTTCTGGCGAAGGGTTCGTTTTCTGTCCCGAACTCCATAGCGGCATTAGTAAAATCGCTGCCTTGCGGTTTGCCGGTCAACAGCTCCGCGACGATCTGGGCTTGATAGTCCCTGTACGCTGCCGTTTCAGGCTTTGCCAGCACGTTGCTAATCATGCTGGCGGTTATTCGCCCTGCCCT